TCGGGCCCGAGGTTTTCAATCAACTGCCCACCGGGGATCGAGTCGGAGATCACGGTGACGCGTCCAGGCCCGTGCGGGCAAAACGGCCAGTCGCCCACTTCCAACAGCAACCCACAGCAGTCGCAGACCGTCAGTCGCATCAGGTACACTCGATCGAAGAGGAGGGTCCGTCAGCCGCTTACGTCACCGGGGCAGCGACGTTTCCCAACAGCAGTCACGGGCCCGCCCTCACTTGCCCCCCGATAACTCAACGCCCCGAATCTCCCCCGTTCGGGACCAGACGGGTTTCCACGAATCCCAGCCGGGAGCCACCCTTCTGCGATTCGATGGGAGCCGTCAGAACCGCACGCGCACGGTCACTTGTCGGCCATCCGCGTTGACGGCCACACGTTCCCCGCCGTAGATCATCAACCCGACGCCGACGCCGACTGTGGCGACTCCAGCGGCGAGCAAATTGTGCGACACCTGACACGGCGCAATCGCCAGCCGCGTGAGGATCGGATCGGTGCCGCACGGAGCCGTGGGATAGCCGACGATCGCCGATTCCTGCGCCCACGTCATCGAGCCAATCGCAAACGCGGCCCCGGCCCCGACCAACGCGGCTCCGGTCCAGAACAGCGGCTTGGAGCGCATCTCGTAGTGGATCACCGGCACGATCACAGGCGGCGTACACGGCGCGGGCGCAGGAGCCGCAAAAGGACACGGCGGCAGGGGCCCGTCGCACGGCACCATCTGCGTACAGGTGCGCTCGTGCAGGTACGTCGGGGTCACCACTTGCTCGGGGACCGATTGCGCCAGCACGGGGACTGCGAGACTCCAGAGGGCGAGTACGAGAAGGCTACGCATACGGGCTCCCTACGGGGTGAGATCGACCGTGCCGCTGGCGTCGGCCACATTGGTCGATCCGAGAAAGTTGTTGCTCGCCTCGCGAAAGAGTTGGCCGTCCACGAAAATCTGCGCGGTGATGGTCCCGCTGAAGGACGACTGCGCCTTCAGGAACACAAACAGCGTGGTGTGCGTGGTGCGGAAGGACGAGACCCACGGGACGCTCGTTTCCGTCATCGTGGTGCCGTCCTGCGCCGAGCCGTACGTGATGTCGGCCAGCGGGACGGTCCCGAGCACCCGGAACTCGATCGTGTGCGTGACCGGAACCGGCGTCGGCGCGGGCGTGTCGCTGGTGTCCTGGGGGACGACGTAGTTTTTGGTACACGCGGCCGTCAGGACGAGGGCCGCGAGCCCGAGCCATCGAAGTGGAGGGATCAGCATGGTCAGGCCCCTAGCAGCTTGTGTACCGTGTCACGCGTTCGGATCGGCGGCGAACGGACTTCCACCCCCAGGCAACTGCCCTGAGCGATCGGCCGCGTGCTTGGAGATGGGCTCGGTCTGTTCCGCCGCGCCTGGGTGCTCGGTGTCGCCCGGGCGTACCGAGTCTTTTGGCGGAGTGATGTCGTCAGGGAGCGATCCCATCGCTGTCGCTCGCCCCGCGAGGAGTACGGCGTTTTGCATCGTCTCCTGGCTGATCTGGTACCCCGACTGCTGGAGGATCTCGACGGCGAACGGGAATTGCGGAAGCCGAGGATCGAGATCCTGCGCCTGGATGCGGACCTGGACGTTGGGCTTGGGCGGGCCCTGCGGCGGCGGAGGCGCGACGAGCTTGTCGGGGTTGTAGCCCCACTTGGTCGCCAGCCGTCGAGCGAGTTCCATGCGGTTGATAAAGGGATCCCGAGCGGTGAGGTTGTAGAACGCGAGATCCTGTTGCCGGTCCTGCGCGGCATCGACGTGGACTTGGGAATCGGGGCGGATGGTGTACGCGAACCGGCCCGCGATCGTTTCCTTGTTCCACGAGACCCACAGTTTCGTGCCGTCGTCGCCCAGGATGTGCGTGGTCTGCTGGCGATCCGAGAAGCGTTGGATCAGGGCATCGAGCTTGCGAACCCCCGCGACGAAAAACTCGACCACCTTGGCCTGTTCCCCCGCGAGGCGCGTATCGACGGAGGACTGCATCGTCGCCACTTCGGTCGCGGTCCGCCGGGACTGATTCTGTGCGCCGGACTGATTGGGTCCCAGCGCGAGGGTGCGATCGATGTCGCGCTCGATGATCTCCTGGCCCGCGTAGGTCTCCTGGGAGAGGTTCGGTTTATTCCCCTGGAGCACCGGAGGCCGAGCGGCATCGAGTCGCCCGCCCTCGACGGGGATCATCGGGCCGTACTTGCCGTTGGTGATCCGCTCGATCTTCTCGGGCGGGAGGATGTCCTCATCGTAGAAGGTGTACGGGATCGAGGCGTCTCGCGACTTCAGCACCTGCCCTCGGTACTGATTGAGTTCGTCGGTGAGCGGGCGCGTCATCGCCGAGTCGGACGGGACGTGGTTGTCGTCCGGCACGTCGCGAAGCATGAGGACGTGGACGGGGTACCCCGGCATCGAGTCGCCCGTCAGACGCCCCTCCCGATCGAGGGACTGGTACGGGCAGTAGCGGTGCCGGACCTCGGCGTCGAGCCCCTGGAGAAACACGCACTCAACGACTCGCTTTGGGTGAAACGCGGTCGGGTTGAGCGTGGGCTCGTAGTAGTACATCTGGATCCCCGAGACAAAGGGATCGTAGGTCTGCCCTGCGCCGACACCCCCGACTGTGTTGCGCTCGTCGCGCCGGATCGGGTTCGGGTCGTCCTTGGTCGCGCCTTTGTAATCGACCGGGATGCCCTCGCCGTACTCGCGACGAGCGGCCGAGAGCGGGATCTTGAACTTCACCGCGATCCACGGGGCTTTGTCGAAATCGGTCGATCGGAAGTCAGCCGGGATCATCAGCGACTTGGGCGACAGGCGGGACCAGAAGTACTCCTCGTACACCGGCACTTTCACGGTGATCGGAGCGCCCGTCATCGGGTCCGGCGTCTGCACGTCCTTGGTGTACGCGGTGTACCCGAGGTGCGTGACGCCCCAGCCAGCCGGGACGAGCACGTCGAGGATCGCCGCCTGGATGGTGCGTTTCGCGTTCACCCCGTCTGGCGAGAGCAGTTGATTGAGCACGGTCTGGTGCAGCGAGATCGCCGCCGAGAGTCGTTGCTCCTGGGTTGCGCCAGTCGGCAGCGGAACCGAGGACAAGACGAGATCCGAGAGTGGCTCGGTCGGGGTGAGTTGCACCTGCGCGGTGTCAAACCAGAGTTGCGCCTTTTTCTGCTCGGCCTGACGGAAATCGACGTTGGTGTTGACTTCGTAATCCTCGCGGTCTTTCGCGAGCGTCTCAGGCGGGGGCGCGTAGGCGTCGAGGTTCTTTTTCCACAACGGCGCGTACCGATCCGTCTCCTGATCGGACGCGGTGAACCAGGACTTGATCGCCCCGCGCTGATCCTCGGTGAGAGGCGGCAGGGTGAGCGATTCGGGATCGGGCGCTGGAGCGGCGACGGGCCCTGCGCCTCCCATAGGTGGAAGCGCAGGAACACCCATGGCAGACGGTTCCGTCGCCGCCCCACCTGGAGGCGGCATCGGCGGTGCGAGCGTCGGTGGGTACATCAGCGTTTCGCCGGACTTCGCCGCCAGTACCGCGAGCCGGGATGGCGATCGCCTTTGGTGCGAAGGTAGCCGATGGTGTCGGGGGCGAAGGTTGATTGCAAGGGAGTCCTCGCCGGAGTCGGCCGACTCATCACGCCATAGCGCAAGGCGTCAGCCGCGTGATCGTCGCCCTCGGTGTTCACGTCCTCGGGGTCTTTCGCGTCACTGATGAGGCCAGGAAGGGTGCGCCGGAGGTACCGACAGGACGGGTCGATCGTCAGCCAGGGCCGACCGTCAGGGGCTTTCGAGAACCAGTGTCGAAGCCGTTGCCACCCGAGATTGCGAGCGTTGTCTCCCGGCTGGCAGGGGACGTGCGCTCGGGCAAAGGTCTCGGCGACGGATTCCCCGACGTGCCCCGTTTTCGAGAAGGTCGAGGGGTCCATCGTGGTGTAGATCGCTTTCCAGCCGTGATCTTTGGTCTCGCGATCGACGTGTTCGGCGACATCCGCCGCGAGGGTCTGTTGAAAGCGGTACTCGTGCGCGACGTGGACGTGGCCGTCAGGGAGAATCGCGAGCCAGAGACAGCACCCGGGCGCGTTGTACCCCCAATCGAGGGCTCTCAGGATGCGCGTATCGCGAGGGATGTCGATCCGCTCGATGTGGCCTCCGTTTGACACGTCGCGATCGGAGAACTCCGGGAAAAACTGCCCCGTGATCGCGGACCAGTCCCCGTTGAGGAGTTGATCGCGGCGTTGGGGCGGGAGCGGCCCGAGTCGTTTTTCGTAGGTCCGAAAGGTGCCATCGGGATCCATCAGGTACGGGTTGTCGTACAGCCGCGCCGGGATGTAGATGAAATCGTCGGGGTCGTAAAAGGGATCATCGTCCCGCGAGATCGTTTTCGTGATCCAGCGATCAACGACGTACAGCGTGTGTGCCCCGCCCGGGTTGGAGGTACAGCGGACGAGTGCCGTGACTCCCTCCTTAGAGCTACGCGCACGAGACATGATCTCGTTGGCCTGGGACTGCTCCAGGGTCGCGAGTTCGTCAATATCGATGCAGTCATATTCGATCGAGAGGAAGCGGAGTTCGTCACCCGGGTGTTGGCAGTGCCCGCCTCGGATCAGGGAACCGTTGGGAAAGCGGATCTCGTTTTCGACCACGCGCCCGCCAAACGGGGTGACTTCGGTGCGGGCGAGATCGAGGTGGTGCTCGAAAAGCTCAGTGGCGAGTCGCCGCATGAGGAGCACGCGGTACCCGGGCAGCGTGAGGCAGCGTTTGTACGCATCCCAGCGTAGACCCGTCGATTTCGAGCCTCCAGCGGCCCCGCCCCACAGGACGTTCGGGGTCGTCGCGTTGTGGAGGAGCACCTGTTTGGGGGTGGGCAGGTACAACCACCGCGTCGGCCCATCGGTGACCTTCCCGCGCTTATCGACGGCGGGGATCCCGACGCCGTACGTCTCCCGATCGCGGCGGTACTGCGCGATCTGTGCCGGGGTCCAGTGCGAGAGCGTGAGCCAGTGCGTCCAGTGCGCCCACGTCCAGCGCGAAACGTGCGGCCACGCCTGGGTACCATCAAGCGGGGGGAAGTACGTGACGCCAGGAACGAGATCCCCAGCGGAGACGGCAGCTTTGAGCGGCGAAGAGGAACGCATCGGCGCTCCCCTCCGCAGGATGTGTACCTAGTTCGGGATGACGTTGGCCTCGCCCTGGATCGACTGGAGTTGCTCGACCGAGTTCCAGCACCCCGCCGCGTACAAGATCACCATCGAGACTTCCTCGTCGCTGTTGACGCGGGTGATCATCAGGGACTGGTGCTCATCGATCGAGCACATGGCGTTGTGGAAGGTACGCGGGGTACCGTCTCCGAGGACGACGACAAGGGTGGAGCCGGGAAAGCGATCGATGCGGCGGATCTTCGGTTCAGATTGCTTTCGGGGTTTCGCTGATGGCATGGTGATCTCCTCGGGGCGCGGGTGTTTCTTACCCTTTCCTCGCTCGCGCCTCGGGAGACAAGGCACGGTGCGTACCAGTGATTGCCGGTACGCACCGTGCGCTCGGGGCTTACTCCTCGTCCTCCCTGGATCGGCCGATCAGCGGCTCCTCATCCACGAACGTCACCTTGCCCCACGTCCCGGGCGCGTAGATTTCCGAGATGCGCCCTCGGTAGAAGAGCATCAACGCCGCGCCGGGGGTGACCGTGAACGAGGTGATCACCAGCGGCTCGGTGTGCCACGCACTCGGGATGTCGGCTTGGTCGGCAGGACGGCAGAGGAGGAGGATGTTCTTGGCGGTGGCGGGTGGTTTTTTTGGGCTCACGAGAGACCTCCTTGGTCGGGTCCGCCCGTGTGCAGGGTGAGTGCCAGTTGGCATGGCGGTACTACATGCTTCTTGTATCAACTAGTGCCTAAATGTACGTACCTTTATTAGGTATAGCAAACCATGGTCGAGCCGTATACGTTTTCGCGTGTACGACGGTGTTTGTGAGGGTGCGCCGGTACTAGTAAGAATTAGTAGTAAGGCGGATCGTCGTTTTCTCGCATTTTTCCGTATGCACCTCAGCCATACGGAATCCTTTCTGAAAATTGATCGCCCTTTGGAGTCCCAGGCATTTTGTGGGGTGAGTACTTTGTCGCCGCCAGGAGCCTGGGGGGAGGGTGCCCCGGCTCGGCGAGGCGAAGCTCAAATGTCGGTTCGCTCGCCCTTGGGCGACTCGACGCGGGCGCGGGCTCGGCTGGCGCGGGCTCGCAGTACTCGGGATACTTTGTAGTATTCCCCTAACCTATTGTAAACACTACACTTGCGAGCACACCTCAAGCGAGGTGCGACACCTATTGCACGCGTGCAGGTGTGCGATCGACGTGTGCGATCGGCGATCGGGCGAGTTATTCCCCGCGATCGGGCTCATTTCCGGCCGGAGCGGGCTCGGGCTCGGCGAGGTTTACGGGCTCGGCGAGGTTCTCGCCGTCGATCGCACGTTCGGCCGTACGTGGTACCTCGCCGACGAGCACGGTACTTCCGGGCATTCCGGGCAGGGGAGAGTTAATGATCACGACGGCTGGACCATTGCCACGGGACGTATCCGGGAGAGGTTCAATGGAGCCCGCATGGAGCAACCAATCGCGTGCGGGCCGATGGTCACCTTTCGTACCGGCGATCTTGCTCGCACGGATCCAATCCTTCAGGACAGGTGCAGCGTATGCGGCCATAAGATCGGCCGCGTTTTTCCCCGCTGCGATTACTGCTAACCTCGCCGTTTCAATGTTGACTCCGCAGTACTCCGCCAGTTTGCCGTGACTCCAATCAGGATGTAGGCGATGCGTTTCGAGTAAGTAGTAACGATCGGCCAAAGTTAGACGTTTCCCCGGACCACGGCGAGCCCGAGCCCGTACTACCTCGGGTTTGGTACGCTTCGGGTGTCGGTTTTCCGACATGGCAAGATCCTCCCCGATTACAGTGATATTTCTGTCTATTTCCTACAATTCCTGTTACTCTAGACGTTCGGCCAATACCGGCCGATCGTCCGGAGGTTCTAGCAGGTGCCGTACCACGTCCACAGTAGAGAATCGGAGCCCGATACCGGGCGAGAGTACGCGACGGCGAGCGAGGCAGGACAGAGTAAGCAACCCGGGGAAATTGTCACCTTCCGGGCGAGTACGGGCGAGATCGCTGCATGGCGCAACCGAGAATATTGCCGGGTACACAATGGCGAGTACGTGGCACCTCCCTTCCTGCACGGGTTGCTGACCGATCTGTTCCCCGATCATTACCTGCACCTCTCACTGACGAGCCCGGGGAAACTCGCCTACACAAAGTCAGTACAGCACGGCATTGAAGATCGCCAGACGATCGTGCGGCCGGGGAAGTACTTACAGGAGTACTACCCGAACCTCTCGCCCGAACGCATCGCACAGTACGCCGGAATGGTATCGGCTGAATCAAGCACGCTAGCGATCGCCCGTACGCCAGACGAGATCGAACGCGTGTACACGGCGAGTCACGGATCCTGCATGTATATCGGCAAGTCACACCTCCGGAACCTCCCCGAGCAACCCGTACGGGCGTACGGCAATAGCGATCTCGCCGTGGCGTACACGGGCCCGATCGCCGACTGTACGTCGCGGTGTGTCATTTGGCCGAATGAACTTATCTACAATCGGGTGTACGGGCACACCTCATTGTTAGAAGCATTGCTCAAGACACACGGGTACAAGCGAGGATCGATCGAAGGTGCACGGATCCGGGCGATCGCACACGGCGACGGATGGATCGTGCCGTACATCGACGGGGTAAACGGGGGAAACCTCGACGGCGAGAATGACGAATGGATCACGCTAGCGAGCGGCGGATCGATCGACGTACAGAATACCTCCGGCGTGGCAGTAGACACCGAACGCGATCGATCGACGTGTGATCACTGTGGCGATCCGTGCGATGCAGACGAGTCACTTTGTCAGTACTGCCAAGAGAACACGTTTACGTGCGAAGGTTGCGACAATCGATTTCCGGACGATCAGTACAATTCGGCAAACGATTCCGGGTACTGCGATCGATGCTATCAAGACAATTTCTCGCACTGCTACCACTGTAACGAGACGGTAGATAACGATAACGTGACAAGCGTAAACGATCGAGACTACTGCGAAGGTTGCTACGGCGATCTGTTTACGGGTTGCGACAAATGCGGGGAATCGGTCCCGTGTGATGACGTGCGATCGTCTGACGTGTCTAGTGAGACGTACTGTACCGAATGCTGGGGAGATCACGATCGTACGTGTGCGATGCTGGATTGCGAGACGGAATGGAATGAACTAAACGCGTTCGGGTACGCTGAGCGGAATGCCCGGAAGCAATCGAAAACGGACGATCTTTGTGCGACGTGTGCGGAGAGGTTCTGTCACACGTGCGAAGAAACTCACGATCCGGATTCCTGCCCAGTAATCGCCGAAGCGGAATCAGACGGTTTCGGCGTGGCGTGCTACGATCCTACGGGTACGCCGTGGCAGTACGGGTTGCCTCTCGGGGAGTTACTCCC